TAGTTGAATGGTATCTTCTAGCAGTCTGAAAATATTTTGACCTTCTGACCCCATATAACTTAATGGCGCGACGATTTTATTTTTCTCGTTTGAAACGCGTTGCGCTAGTCCTACAATTTTTTCTTGCAGTGTTCCGCCTGTTCCTACGGTGCGATTGCTTGCCGTAGTGTCGTTGATACTGCCTAACACGCTGATAGTGTTATTCCCGCCAATAGTTTCCGTTTTATCGGAATCAATCGTCACATTTGACGTGCCGATTTGTTTTACTTCGCTGTCGGTTTCGATGTAGCGTTCAAAGGATTTATCTATAATCTTCTGATCAGTTTCTCTAATCTTATTGCCTGCTGCATCGGTGCGTTCATACACTTCGGGGCGTTGCTGTTTAAGTTGTTCGCCAGGTGCAACACTTGGTACTGTTTTTCCTTGTGCTAACATCGTGCGCACAAAAGGTTGATCGCTTCGCCCATAAGCAAAGCCCACTTCTACCATCGTTCCTACTTCAGGAAAAGCAAAATCTCCGCCTTGTGAACCTGTACTTGTTACAGGCAAAGGCACGGCTGGATAAACTGGCACAGTTTTATCCTCGTTTCCGTTTTCGTCCAGTAGTTGTAACTCAACGGCATACTTCGGACGAAATGGATCAGATATATCCCCGCCGCTTGAAGGGTCTGCAATGCCGACAACTTTCGCGTATTTCGGCAAGTGATACCCGCCCGCTAGTTCGGGGAATGTTTTTTCCATTTGTCGGCGTTCCGGGCTTTTTTGTTCTGGCTTACCGTCTTTACCTAGATTTTCCCACGACAGCACATAATCATCGCCATGCAATTCCACTTTCTGAATTTTATTGCCATTAATAATCGCACCTGGACGAATAGCTGCAGTAATAGGAATCGTCATATCATTACTACCACTGGTTAATGTCATGCCTTCGTCAAACTCAATGTTTTTACCCGCCCAGCGTGAATCTTTGTGCGAACCTACAAACAACGAACCATCTGGCGATTGTTGCCACATATAATCGGCGATTTGATATTGTCGCCCAATATTCGCTAAAAGCTGATAACCGCTGCCGTTATGTGTGAAAAGTGAAATTGGTGTATCGGCATAATCCGCTTGTGGCACTTTCACTGGTATTTTAGTTTGGCTGGTAATCCATGCGCACAAATCGCGCAACGTAATATGACGATGCGAACAATTTAAAGGCTTTTCAAACACGGCCACTTTTTCGCGAATGAATAATTTTTTATAGCCGTTTTCTGCGCCTTGTTCACGTTCCACAATGCCATCGAACCATTTGTAATAGTGATCATATTCGCCCATTTCAAATACCGCACTTTTGCCAATGCAGTCTTTATCTGTGCGAACTGTTACAAATCCGCGCCCTGTATTATTAAGCTCAAGAATAATTTGTTCGTCTGAAAGCTCTAATTCTTCACCGTCAATAATGCACGTTTTGATTATTTTCATCCGTCAATTTCCCCTAATTCCTTGTCAATCTTGCCCCAAAACGAATCGTCTTGCTTAGTTTGAGATTGTTCAGATTTACCGCCTTTTTCAACCGCACTTTGATTTCCGCCTTGAGCATTTGAGCTTTTCGCCGCTGGTGCTTTTTCCCCTTGTGCTTTGGCTTTTGGTTTTTGCTTACGTTGGTCTTTTTTCTCGGCTACAGAATTCACTTCACGTAAAGTAAACGATATGGACCACCCTAACTGCCCACTCTGTTCTGCTGCCGTCACTTCACCACTAAATTGCACCTCGCGCATGTTGACTGCCTCAGCAATCGTGCAAGATACTCGATATTTAGACTGTTCACCTTTCCCGTCTTCAGACTCGGCAAGATTAAATAAATCTGTTAACCACTCTCTACGAGCATATGGAATAAATCCGGTAACGTTTAATTCTTTGGCCTTTACGCCTTTATCGGATTTTTTTGTACTGGATTTTTGACCGCTCATGTCTTTTTCTTCGCGTTTGACTGAAACCGACATTAAAATATTGTTTAAATAAATTGGCGTGCCATTTAGTGCAAGTTGTACACTGGGATTACGTTTCGGCATTTTGCAACATTCCTCTAATATTTGTTAAATCTGTGCCAATAAACATCACACAAGCAGTAAACACATTACCCGCTGTCGGCACATTCAATTTGATTTTTGTTTCCGCCACTTCGAGATAATCCGAAACAGAAAACGCATACACATTCGCCGATGTGTTCAGCATTTCCTCTACTTTTTCGTTATTCGCTTTGTCGCGTTCTTTTTTCGCAGCCTTTAATGCCTCAATCATTGCCATCGGGTCTTTTGTTTGCGCAGCGACTGCAGCCGATGTGGCATTGCGCAAAATGCTTTGCATCGTGCGGGCTGAACCTGGTGTAATGTCTGCGCTATTAGAAAATGATGGATTCGCCATAGTGGGCGTTTTAATCATTTTAGTTTCTTGCAAATTTTTGCTTGATTTGGCATAGTCCAACGCCTGTTTAAATGTCGGCTCTGGTAACAATTCGCGCACGTTTTCTAAGTCAGCAATAAACTGATCAATGTTGCTATTTGTCACCATAATGGCGATTACATCTTGCGTGCCTTTTGGGCGATTCGGATCGGCATAATCAACCAATTTTGCGGCAATGGCTTTCACCGCATTTTCTGGTGATAAATAATGATTGGATTTTTCTTTGATACCGTGCGACCAATTATGCACGCCCAATTTTGTGCCACTTACAGATAACGAAAAAGGGGAAATAATCCCCTTTTGTGCGTTTTGTAATGTTGTTTTTGCCTGTGGGGATAATTTTAGTTTTTGTTTTTGCCACATGTTAAAAACACCTATTAATTTGTTTTAAAGTCGTCCGGATATTGCTTGCGATTTAATTCGCTATGGTATGCTGTTTCGCAATGCATTGGGTCACGGAATAATCCATTGATCACCTTGTAAAGCACTAACCAGCGCTTTTTAGGTTTGCTTTGCGTCAACACTGCTCGGCGATAAGTACGGCTTGATAAAGTTTCATCTGCCGCACCGCCAGTAAGAGCATTAAAAAACTGATCTGCAGCGATTAAAACGTGATAGCCCCATGTTTTTAAATTTTTTGCCATTTGTTAATATCCTCTTCGATTTTATCTAGATCTTCCATTGTTTGAGCCTTTTCAATGTGGGTTTCAAACCCTTGCTTAATGGCAAACAATTTCCCCATGATGATTGCAAACAAATCCGCTTTTTCAATTACTTTCTTTTTCAGATCATCGACTGATTTTAAGTCATCACGCCCTTCAAAAATTTCAGTAAGTAACATCAACGGCAATTCGTTTCGCGCCTCACGTTCTTGTCGGTAAAAACTATCAATTTCCGCTTGCGAATAGCCTGCAAGATATTGTGCCTTAAAATTATCAGTTTTATTGGCAATTGTTGTCATTAAAATAGATTTTCGCTTATTTAAATACTCATTTTTTTTATTTTCTGAAATTTCGAATTTTTTTGTTTTATCATTAAAAAAATGAAATTCACTCGGAGCTTTTCCTGAGCATTTTATTTGTCCATTTTCGACCCAAACACAACCGCCATTTGTAATACTCAATGAAATAGCATTAATATCATCTTGTGTAGCGACATCGAACCAACCATCTTCTTTTGTAGTTGGATCTCTAAATGATAATAATTCTGGGTTAAATTGTTTTAACATATATTTCCTAAACGTTTTTATGACCAATAACTAATACTGACACTGCAGTATCTCCTCTACCGCCAACTCTAACACGGTTATTACCGACAGGATAATTGCTATTGACTGATATTTTGCCTACCCCTCTATCTGTTGCCCACACGCCAAAATGACCATCATAAATTTCAGGCAAAATAAGCTCCTTATCTCCTGTGGCATACATTACAGTAATCATTAAATTAAGATGTCTAATCTTGTAAACTGTGGTCCCGTTGTAATGATTTGGATACCAGGTATGAATAAAGTCAGATCGTTTCATGAAGTAATCATGCAGCCAGCCGAATGCCTTGCTCCACAGGTTACCAGATGATGTAATCGTAAATACATTTTGTCGGCTGTCTATATTCCAATCCGCCCCCTCTGGCGTGTTGAGAAATTCGATTTGAGTAGAATTCTTACCTGCGTCTCTCATCCACATTGATGCGCGAGGGATATTGTCTGTTTGATAAAAATCAACAAACACACTTGTATTTTGACCGCCAGCTTTATTTTTAAGCATAAGCCCATTGGCAAAACCGCCAGATAGACTACCTGTAATGGCAAGACTTCCAATCATCGTATCGCCCCATTTAGATACTCGACCATTCGCATTATTATTTGCTTCATTTGCCGATGATTGCGCATTATTAGCTCTATTTATGCCATCATTTGCACTACTCTGGGCGTTGTCTGCAGCAGTTTTTGCTTCTACGCCTTTATCGTAAGCCGTCTTAACCGCCGCACTGGTTGCGACGGTTTCTGCGCTATTGCTATTTACTGCAGAGGATTTTTTGCTGTTTGGAATGTAATTACCTAAATTGCGCGTAATTGCATCAATTAATGCTTTTAAGCCTTTAATTGCTTTCGGCGTTGCAGCCATATCTTCGGCATCTGAATCATAGCCTGAGAACAATTTTACAATGCCACGCTTAACAAGACTTGCAATAGGTAACTTGTGCGTATGTCCGAGTTTGTCTTTGGTGTTTTCGGTTGTGTCGTCCAGTGTTAGAGGATTCATTCCTAAAAACGGTGAAAACAAGCGACGGTCGGTTACGTTGCCTTGGCTGTCAATGTCGGCAAGGATTTGCACATAATGCTGGCGATTTGCGGTATCCACATAATCTGCTTTTGATTGCGTGAGATACTTAATTTCGGTTTGGTATTCGCCCGTTACGGTGCAATGATGCACAACATCGGCATAAACTGAGCACGGTAGATTGTTTACGGTGAGGTTATAAAGTGCGGTTAAATCCATACGCACCCCTTCAACATAAGCTACACCTGGTTGAATAGTAAATTGATTACCTGTTTTACGTTTAACCAGGAAACCATCATCGAAGAATACCGCTCTACCATATAAATCACGATTGGTTAAACGGATTTTCTCATCAAGCCCGTGTAAACGCACCGTAAAATCAATTTGCCATGTATTAGCATTAACATTAATCCCAGTTAATGCTTTTGCACCTGAAAATTCTAAAAGGATGTTTCGTGTAATACTGTTACCTTGTACAGCATTTTTATTACGAATTTTCTTTACTGGCGCAGTTTGCACAGCAACAGCAAGCATATTTTTTGATTTATTGATCAAGCCGATGAAATTGAAATCAAAATCGCCCACTTCCGTACCAATCGTCACCGAATACACCACGGCATTTTCGTTTATCACACCACTTTGTGATACGGATTGTCGGTGTACAATTTGTGCCGATGTCGGCATAGTGAGATATTGATCAAGATTGTTTTCATTTAAACCCGGAATATTGGCGAAAATAAATTCATCAAACTGCACCGTACCACGTGCAACGGTTTGTTCTGCGACGTAGCGTTCGAATTGTGGCGTAATTAAACTAGCCATAAATAAACCTCTTATTATTGTTGTTATTATCAGTTTACTTTCACATAAAAACTTTGATAATCGTGATTAAATTCGCCGTGGTGAATCGTCACACTTTCTTTTGTAATCACTTCAAAGGTATAACGCCGACAAGTGCGACCGTATTTTCGGATGATTAGATTCAATAATTCCGTTTTCTTGGCTAGCTGAGAATCGCTCAAGCGAATTTTGATTACATCCCAGTTTTCCACGTCGAACCGTTCTTCAATTTCTACATAGCCTATGCCTAAACGTTCGAAAATACGGATAAAGCCTGCTTTACTGCCCGCATCTTTTGCATTTAAAAAGGCATATTTCACACGCTTGCGGAATAATTCTAACGGCTCGCCCTCAAATCGTTCTACGTCGCGTTGATAGGCGATCAAATTTAAAATGCGTTCACTGCAGTGTTCTTCGTCTAAAATATTGAACGGAAATTTGACCGCACTTAAAACGTAATCCCACCATTTACCGAATAGCACAGCGATTTTGTTAAGTTCTCCTTTATCCATCCAGAAGGGCAATTTTATTTTCATTTTCGCCCCTTACTTTTGCACAGTGACAGATAACTGCTGAATACGCGGAATAGATAAATCGCTTTGAATATCGCTTTGCCCCCATACGATAGATGCAATTTCGCTGATGTTGTCGTGGATTTCTTCGCCCAATTTCGACCAGCTAAAACGGCTAAAAGGGTACGTCCTTGTTACGTCATAATTATTATTTTCGCGGAATGCGCAGCGGATCATATTTTCCACTTGTTGTACGATTTCTTGTTTACGCACGTCGCCGACAAAAATGGACGGCTGAAAGTAAATGGCGCACGTTAAATTGTGTTTTGTTTCGGGCATAGCGTAGCAAATCAAATCATCACCGTGGCCGTGGAAGCCCTCATCACGCACATGGCGATTGACTTTATCAATAAACGGCTGACTGGTTACGCCTGTGTCTAATAACAAATAAGCGTTTGCTGTACCTGGCCCACGTGGCGCATCGTGTTTAAAATAAATTCTGTCCACCGATAAAGCGGCAACTTTCGCAATCATGCCTTTGTAAACACTGTCAATGTGATGTTGGCCAACGCTGGAAAACTGAGTTCGATAGCGTTCGCGCAACTCG